GTACGCACGCTTCATTATTCCGCTGTCATTTTAAGTTTCTCAATCTCGGTATAGACTCTTCTCAAACCACCGCATGTCTTCCGTACAATCTGGGCTATATCAGCCCCCGCAGGAGCATTTACCTTGGCTACAATACGTGCCTGGTTGTTCAAGAACTGTTCGCGCTCCTTTCCATCATCCGGAGTCACCTTGCTGTACCGGTCACCATAACGGCTCAACATTTCGGTATAGCCCACCTTCTTACATTCTATGGACCGGTTGATTTTCTCTTTCAATCCGTCTGCCCCCATCATATACCAGGCGCAGCAGCGCTCAGTGGCATTCCATAAGGCCTTCAGTTCCAGGAAAGCTTCATACTGCAGGTCGCCTGCTTCATCGAGGATGATAAGCGGGGTTTCCATCGAACGGAGGTAATATACCAGGTCTTCATACACATCAGAATACTTCCCCTTGCTGTCCACACCAAACTCTGCAGCAATCTTGCGTACCAACTTCAATTTTGTCTTTACCTGCGAGCAGTCGATATAAACGGCATTCTTGTGGCTTTGCACATAATAACGTGCCGTGAAAGTCTTGCCGATATTGGGCATGTCGCACAAGATGCCCGACAGACTGGACTGCTGTGAGAACTCCAGCTGGGCAGTTATATATTCAAAGGTCGGGGTCTTGGCTGCTTTCCATTCCATTTCACCACGGAGGTTCACCCCTAATTTGCGGGCAATGCTTATCCAGTTGGCATCGCTCAGGGCTTTGTCTGTCTGTCCGTTCTTGATTGCACTGTACACAGATGTACTGATGGCTAAAGAGGCAGCATGCTTGGCATCACTGGGATAGTTCGCACGGTTGGCGGCTATCGCTGCTAAAATCTTCTGTTTTTGCGCTTCTGTAATCATAATTCTAACGCTGTTTTAATGTTGTTCTAATTCTATTCTTACATGTCACTGATGGCCCTCATTGCCTCGCTTATTCCGGAGTGCCATTCATAATCTGATTCCGGATCTGCCGACAATTCGGCTGGCAAATCATCGGATAGTTCCACCGGGGGAAGTTCCAGTTCCTCTTCCGGGTCATCCGTTGGCTGATCCGGTGTACCGGTTCCCACCTTTCCGATGGCGTGGTCATTGAGGTATTTGCTGAAATGACTCAGAACTTTGTTTTGCTCTGTATAGGCTACCCGGTCTTCTTCGGTCTGTTCTGCCATCACCCGGTTGTAAGTCACTACCGGACGAACCTTGTCAAGGTAGCGGTCGTTCTGGTACAGGAAGACATCCGTAGGCTTGCCCTCTTCATCCGGCAGATAGTAAGCCGTCACCTTGCGGTTGTTTGGTTCCAGCTGCTCCAGCACTTCCGGACCGCTCAGCCACCAGTCCGCATTTGCCACACGTACTGTGGAATTTCTACGAATACTGGTATCTACCTTTTCTCCGATATATCTGCTCAAGGTCAGTTTATCAAGCGGTCGAAGGGTCGGATTGATTTTGGCTACGAGCACATCCCAACGGGTCATTCCGGGATATTTCTTTTGATTGGGGTGAAGCGTATTGTTCCATTCTTCACAATCGCGCCGGTCGTCCGCCACAAGCTCTTCAAACGTATAATACTTTCTGTCTTCCCAGGTGTGGTTGCTGCTGTCACTCACTTTCTTCTGGTCCACCCGCCGTGCACCTTTGTTATGCCAGCGACCAATGGCTTCATGGTTCTTATGTGCTATGGTTGTCTTGAACGCACCGTTCAGAGCTTCAGCATATTTCTCCTGTGAGTTCTGTGGGGCACAGAAATGCACAAACTTAAATACCTCACCTGCCTTCAGGAATCCTTCTTTATACTTGCTCATCAAGTGCTGCTCCACCTCAATACCGGCTGGAATACCCCATCCGTTGCGTTCGATGAGCCGGAACATATCACGAAAACAGTCCACTACCAAGGCATCATCCTTATCCCGCCCGTAGGCCAGCCCGATACGGCACTGGCTCACCACATCATAAGCATAATAGGCATGCACATACTCGCCGCCTTTCATCCGACGCGGCAAATCCACGTCATCCATCGTTATTTGTGACAGGGAGAACTTACCACCATGGCGGTGCATGTGCGGCATTTGCTCATGATAGAATTCCATACGTCCACGCAAGGCTTTTTCTATCAGCAGCTGGCTTGCCGGGTTGTTCAGTATGTTCCGGATAGTGCTTTCGCTCAGTTCTTTCGGTTCCCCGTTCTTATCCGTAAAGTTTTCCGGATTGAATATCTCTCCTGTTTCCAGATCCCATACTTCCAGTTCACCGCATACAAACGACAGATACATTTCATGCACATCACTGCCGTATGGTTGGTTGGGAAGTACTTTCAAACTCATCACCAGGCGTTCGTCCATGTGAGTTACCTTCCGTTTGTTCTGGTTGCCGAATTTTCCGGTTATCAGACATTCGTAACCGTACTGCTTGTATTCGTTCACTTTCTTGCGGAAACGCAGGGTACTGGCAGGAAGATCATGACCAAAGTCTTCGCGTAAGGTCTCGATGGTAGTGGCCATCATGTCCCAGTTATATTTTTCACCCATCAGTTTGCGGTAATCGTTGCTTCTGTTATAAAGCTTGATACAAGTATTCAGAACTGAAGCATTCACCGCATATTTCCGGGCAAGTTCGTCTGTAGCTCTGTTGCTGGAAGAATGAGAGGCCCAATCCAAAAAATAGGCTACTGCAGCCTGATCCAGCACATAGTTTGATAGTATCCAGTGGCGAAGTGCCTGCTCTGTTCCACCGGGGTTATCTTCCTTCACCCGTTCCAGGCACTCGGTAGGCAGACTATTGAGGGCGACCAACGCGCAATTTCCAGCAGCACCTCCACCACGGCGCACCACCTTGATACGACCACGGTTCACCCAGTTCCTATAACAGGATTCGGTGATATAGCCGCCATCTATGAGCTCACGTGCAGAAATACACTGTATGTTACCGTAATACACCAACATAGCCGCCTCCTATCTCAATGCCGATGCAAACGCTTTAATGTGGTCAATCTCCGAAACCATTACATGCTCAAAGGTTTTCACAGTCTCACCTTTGAATATTACCTGGCCGCTACCATCCTTACGGTCAAGCTCTATAAGAGCACCATTGGGACAATATAGGCGGGATACTTTGTCATAGTCGTGAAAAACCTCCACCTCCGGAATAACAACCATCACAATACCGCCACGGTCCATGGCCAACTTACGAATCTTTGCAGAAAGTTCGGAGTTGCCACGACGGTCATCAAAACGGATAGCGTTATAAACAGTCTTATCTGTCACGTTGAGCGCCTTTGCAATAAAGTCGCGGTCAGCTTTCGTAATGTGAATGTACCTCTTGTTCATATCTCACTTATTTTAATGATTAATATTGGAGGGAGTCCGGGGAATCGAACCCCGGCGCAAGAACCATGCACTCCCGTGTGTCTTTCCACACCGTCACCCGTCTCTTAACGCCTTCCGGGTCGTCACGCTGGGTTATCCTGAGTATCTTTATCTTCTTGTTTCTTCTGTTCGTGCCACCTTAGTGTCTGAAACGCATCATAGTTCATCACGAGTAAAGATGTATATGATTCATCTCGGAACCTTTCATTCTTGTTAGGTACTGCATCCTTGATTTCATTAAGAACATCGCCAACCGCACTGAGGAGTTTTTCCAATGTTTCCGGTTTTACCTTTTTCAATAATGTCTCTTTCATAATCTTATACTTAAAAATCGCTAATCACACGCCTTTTTTGTATCTTTGGCGCGGTGTTCTTTTTTGAACACGCTGCAAATATACAGAAAATCCTGTAATAACAAAAGATATGAAAGAAAAAAATACAGAAATATCTGCAAGAATAGAAGAAGTTATATTTATCTTGCACACTAATCCAAATAAGTTCGCCAATGCATTAGGGTACAGTAGAGCCCAAACTATCTATGATATAGTAAGCGGAAAGTCTGCTCCAAGCTATGACTTTTTTAAAAGGTTTATAATGTCAGGATATTCTGTATTCATCAACCTTCGATGGTTATTTACTGGGGAAGGGAATCCTATAATTGAAGAAACTTACTATGAATCAGATTTGCCAATTATTAAGGGGGAAATGACAGAAGAGCAAGCACAAGCTAAGTTGAAAGCAGTTAAAGCCGCAAAGAATCAAAACAATATACTTCATGAGGAAACAAATAATAGTACCACTGAATCTTTCTTGTCTATAATAAGAGAGCAGGCAGAAGAAATAGGAAGGCTTAAAGAACAGATTCGCCAAATGACAATCGAAAAGGGAAAACATGTGTCGGATGCACACATTTCCGGTACTGCAAATGTCGGGTAGGCGGATTTACTGTTACCATACACCGGTGATGGGAAACGAAGCGTACCCCCTATCACCCCCCATGATGTCCCCCTCCCAAGCAATCCCCCTCCCCTACCTTCATATATGGGTATAAAAACACTGATATTAGGGCATTTAAAAACTAAAGCGTGAAAAATGATAGGTTTTTAGGGGGGGGCTATCAAATAAAAAACGAGGGGTATTTTTAAAATTATAGTATTTTAGTACGTCTGTATCGCACACCGCCAAAACCATATTTTGAATATCCAGTTCTATAAAAGTGAATATCCACTTTGAACATCCACCTGAATATCCAGCGTCAAAAAAGACCGATTTCAAGCACAAAAAAAGGGAGGTATAACCACCTCCCCACACCGGATCATTCTAAAGCCATTTTTATTGCGTTTTTAGCCACTTATTATTCGTCTGATACATTTCCACTACGCCCGCAAGAAATGAGCGTAGATTGCTTTATTATAGCCTTTTTGGTGCATATAGTGCCGTTCCCAGATAATCCTGCATGCAGCAAATAATTCTTCGTTGCACCCACCTGCTCAGCTGTAAAAACGGTATAAACCGCCGAAATGCTGCTGAAATACCAATCTTTCCGCTTTGTTCCTTCTATTCCGTGCGTCAAATGCACATGTATTACCTTTGCCATACTAATAATATTTTTGCACAA